GAAAAAAGATAAAGAGAAAGAAAGAAAAGAAAGGATAGCAAAATTATATCCACAAAAAAAGACCCCCTAAGGGGTCTTTTAGTTTATATGTAACTAATCTTCTTGTGCTAGTTTAGCGAAGTAAGATAGTGTGTCATCTTCCGTAGATGCAGCAGCAGTTCTGTGGTTACCACCTTGAACTACACTGTCTTTAACGGCTATAGGTTCTGGAGTTGTTTCCTCTTCAAACTGTTCTTCCTCTACATTAGCAGAGTAATTACCTTTGAGAGTTCTCTCCAAACGTTCCTTAAGTTCGTCATAAGACTTGAACTGATCATCAGCAGTAAATGCAGCGAGACTGTGTTCTTGCTTCCAAATACTTTCAAGTTCCTTGTCATCAAAGTCTCCAAGTACAGAAGGAGTATCGAACTCAGATTTGTCGTAGTTCCAGAAACCTGCAACCTTGGTGATCTTAAGTTTGAAGTCAGCACCCTTCCATAAATCGAATGGGTTTACTGGTGTTTCATCCTCAAATGCGGGTTGCATTGATTCCATGACCTTATCAAAGATCTTTTTACCATAACGGTAAAGGAACACTTTGCCTTCATTAGAAGGGTTTGCACTATCCTTGACAACATATATGTTGCTGTAATAGTTTAACTTACGTTTCTGGTTACGTGCTTGTGCTCTCTGTGGAGAACCTTCGCCACCAGAATTCCAGAGTTCCCTGTTCAAGTCAGAAACAGGATCCTTTTTGCCTAAAGTTGTTAAAGAGTTTTCAATATACCATCCACCTGGACCTTGGAAGGCATGTGTCCATACTTGTGCCCATGGGAGGTCTTCCCCATTGGGTGCTGGTAAAAATCTGATTACTGCGTAACCATTACCTGCTTTGTCTACTTCTGGTTTCCATAATCTCTCGTCAGGTCCAGACTTAGCCTCAGATTTGTTAAGGTTGTCTGCTTTAGCGAGTAAGTCTTGGAAAGAAGACTTCTTAAGTGAAGCAAAAGACATACGTATTCTCCGTATTATGTGTACTATGTGTATTATCCCTTAGAAAAGGGTGGGAGGTTGGATTACTGTATACCAACAAAAGAAAGGGCATTACTACAGTGTAAAATACTTTCTTTGCCTGAGACCCGACTGGTTGGTCGGTTCTGACTCGCATCAGCAGCACCACCTGTGTCTCATCACCTTAACTAGCGGTTGCCAGTAAGTTTATTCAGTCACTCCCTGTGTCGAGACCGTCGCCCCAACACACTATTTATTATAGCACAAAAAAAGAGGGTGTCAACACCCCCTCAGTTCTAACCCTTTTTATTTGTATTCTAGAAGAAAGATTTAGTTGCTAACTCTTGTAGCATAGGCTTAATTAAGTGATTTGCCTTTACAAGGAAATCGTTCCAACCTGTGTCTTTTTCTTTCTTTTCAGAACCTTGGAATGGTATAGCAGTTTTGGAGTTTTCATTCTTTTTCCAACCCTTAGTTGCTATTTGTAGTCTTACAAAGTCATTGTACAAGTAAACAAACCTAGCAATAGAAGGTTCACTTCCTTTATACAATCCACCACCATCAATGATGTTTAGTTGAGTACAACATTTCTTATCAGGATCTAATTCCTGATAGACAGGACCGTACTCCTTAAACCACCATTTAATCATCAAGTTAAATGAGTCAACTCCGTTGAGTTCATCTATTCTTGCAATTTGCGGAGAGAATTGTTTCAAGAACAATGCTCCTGCTAATACACAAGATGCTTGGATGAGTGTTTCACATTCATTACCAGTAAATGCTTTAAGGTATCTTGTAACATTACCGTCTCCTGCTTTTTTTCTAGCAGTAGATAAGTAGTTATGTGAAGGTAGGTTGTACTTTGCACCATCCAAAGTGCCTGCAATACCAATAGAAAAGGGTAGGCAATAGTCATATAGATCTTTTGCCCAAGGTCTTCCTGCGTAGTATGCAGATTTGAACTTATCTGTACCTGACTGACCTTTTCGGTCAGCAGCATCAGTAAAGTGATCGTCAGATTCTTTACGAATCTGCTCTGCTTCACTATCCTTTGGGTCGTGGAAGTGAAGTTGGATATTGATCCTTGCGTCAGGATCCAGAGTTACACCATAGAGTTTAGTCGTGCGGTGACCACTTTGAGTGTTAATACACTTAGCAAGGTTAGGTCTTACCCACGCTGAACCAACACCTGCTGCTTTGTAAGAAAAACCTTGTTGTTGTTCAACGTTCTTCTCGCATTTAAACAGGTCTATGTCTTTTGTTCTGTTATATGCAGGTGCTCCATACTGTGACCCAACGGTAGCAGTGCATAATATTGATTGTCCCGCAAGAGATACTGGATCACTCATATATTTCAATATAAGATCCTCTGCTCTCGGAACATTTGGATCCGCAGATCCTATGACCCCAAATGAGTTTAAATAAGCTCGACGGTTACCATCAACTCTATCATTATAGGAGTCAATTATTCGCACAAGCTCTTTGTCTTTCGGCATTTGATTTTGTGTTATTGGACAATGATAGAGGAAGGGTTAGGTCTAACCTCTATCACCCCTGATTATAGCAAAACAAAAATGAATTGACAAGCCCCTCTGCTCTTTCTTTGCCAAACTTTCCTGACAAATACCCTCCAACAGGATCTAAACGCTTCATATATGTGTCAAAATCTGTATATGTCTCTGTTGCATCCAACCCTTTTGGTTGTGCTTCCTCTATAATATGCTTATACCATAAGAGATATGTCTTAAACATCGGTAGATAATCGTCTACCTCTTCTGCCTTACAATATCTAACGTAAATGTTCTTAGAGAAATGATTGCCCATCTCAAAGAACCTATATTCTTTCTCTGCGTATGGTAAACTCTCTACCTCATACACATAGTTTTCTACTGGATGTTGGAAGTCAAAAACAATAATTACCTTATTCTTGCTAAATCCCATAAGATCCATACCAAAACAGGGAAGGTTACTCCCAGTTTTAGGGTAAAGAATGTTATTGTAGATAGAAGAAGTATCATCCCAGATGTCAACTTCCCTTGCTTTGATAAAGTGGTCATGTGTGTATACCGTTGCTGTTAGGTTTGCATCTTTTTTACCTGTCCAGTCTGCCCAGAGAGGTTCAGTTTTTTCAAAGTCGGGAAATGTTTCCCATAGTGCTTCTTTGTAGTTTACCCAAAGATCATTTCTCATAGTCATGTGGTACATAATCAGGACATAATAAAGCACCCGCAAGTGCTGCTGCAGACTTATTGTTGCTGCATAGCTTGTTCATCCAAATCCTTTCTTTTAATTCTACCGTCCCATCGGTAGATATCATCCTGCAACATATATCCACTATTCGGTTTCTGTAGTTTGTGCTTAACATGTTTGATAGCCTCTGGAAGGATGGCGTATTCCCTTCGTTGAATCGCCTTGGTAAGTGATTTGATATCGTCATTGTGTAATATAGGTACTTTGGACTGGATGATGATCTCACCACCATCGAGTTCCTCGTTTACGTAATGAACAGTAGCACCAGTCTCAGTTTCACCTGCGTCCATTGCCTGTTCAATTGCATGTAACCCCTTATACTTAGGTAACAAAGAGGGGTGAACATTAATTATTCTACCACGAAACGCATCTATGAAATCTTTTGTAACAATTCGCATCCAACCTGCAAGTACTACGAGGTCTACGTTCCATGCTTGAATAAGTCGAATCATATTGACTTCATCAGTAGATTCGATATATGAATGAGGTATTCCTAACTTATCTGCTCTTTTTGCTGCTCCACACTTCTTTTTGTTATGGATCATCAACACAACTTCGTCAGATCTACACGTTCGCACAATGTTCTCGAAATTTGATCCATTTCCAGAGCAGAGTACGGCTAGTCTCATTGTTTTTCCTGTTCTTTTAAATATTCTTCTCTACTGCATTTCGTAAACTCACCTTTCTCATAATCAAAATGAGGATGTGGTTCAGCAGAGACTACTGGGTCTTTGGTTTTGTTCTTAATAACAATAAACCTATCAGCAGCAAATGTTCCTGCTAGATTGACTTCAATCTCATCAGTATCTTTCCAGTTAACAGTGCCATCTTTTTTGGTGTGTAGCATTGCTTCTTGTATCTGGTCGATAATTTCTTGTGTTAATTTCATCTGTGTGGATCATATAGAACTAAAGTACAGATGATAGC